GGATTATGACATTTGATCATATTCCTGAAGAGCCTGGACGTAAAAAGAATCCTAAAACTGTAGCAGATACTAAAGTAAAATTAAACTTTCCTCCGTTTCAACACTATAAATTTAACGACAACGACGAATTAGTGTGTGTTGGCAAAAGCCATTGGGAAGGCGGAATGGAAAATGGAAACTTTGCACTCAAAAAAGGACAAGCAACAAATGAATTGGCAAAGATGTGGATGAAACTTTGTGAAAGATATGCAACTCGCGGCAATGTTCGTGGTTATACCTATAACGACGAAATGCGTGGTCAAGCAATTCTACAACTAGCACAAATTGGCTTACAATTTGATGAATCTAAATCAAATAATCCGTTTGCTTACTACACAGCAGCAGTTACAAACTCATTTGTACGCATTATTAACCTCGAAAAGCGTAACCAAAATATCCGTGACGACATTCTTGAAATGAATGATTTGAATCCTTCATACACTAGACAAAGCCAAGGCGAGTGGGAAGCAGCAATGCGTAGAGAAAAAGAGCTACAAAATAAAGAATAAAGGTTGACTTTCTGCACAAAAGATAGTAAACTTATTAAAAAATAATAGAGGATTCGTTTTGTTTAAAAAAGCAGCAGTCTTTACTGATATACATTTCGGGTTAAAAGGCAACAGCAAAATACACAATGACGACTGTGAAGAATTTATTGATTGGTTTATTGAACAAGCCAAAGAAAATAAATGCGAAACTGGTATCTTCTGCGGAGATTGGCACCATAATAGGAATAGTCTTAACCTTACTACTATGGATGCTACTATTCGCAGTCTTGAAAAACTAGGCAAAGCATTTGATAAATTTTACATGTTCGTTGGAAATCACGATTTGTACTATAAAGACAAACGTGATGTAAGTTCAACCATATTTGGTAAGCATATTGACGGCATTACATTTGTAGACGAGATCTACGAAGAAGATGATGTAGTGCTTGTTCCCTGGCTTGTAGGCGACGAATGGAAGAAAATTGAGAATATTAAATCCAAATATATGTTTGGACACTTTGAACTTCCAAGTTTCTATATGAATGCTATGGTGCAGATGCCAGATCACGGTGACTTGCGTCCACAGCATTTTAAAAATCAAGAATACGTGTTCTCTGGACACTTCCACAAACGACAAGTGCAAGGTAAAATTCATTACATTGGTAACGCATTTCCGCACAACTATGCAGATGCATGGGACGACGAACGCGGCATGATGATCCTTGACAAAGAAAACGGCAAAGAACCCGAATACATCAACTGGTGGAACTGTCCTAAGTATCGTACAACTACACTAAGCAAGTTACTCGACCCAGATGCAGACATTATTAAACCTAAAATGTATTTGCGTGTTACATTAGACTTGCCTATTAGTTACGAAGAAGCACAGTTTATCAAAGAAACTTACATTAGTACTCACAACTGTCGAGAAATTACACTAATTCCGCAAAAACAAATTGAAGAAATTACAACAGATGTAGACATTTCAACATTTGAAAGTGTTGACGAAATTGTATCTAAAGAAATTACTGCAATTGACAGCGATAACTTTAACAAAAAAATGCTACTAGACATATATCACGAGCTATAAATGATTAGAATTAAAGATCTTACAGTAAAGAATTTTATGAGCGTGGGCAATCAAACCCAAGCAGTAGATTTTAACAAAGAGAAACTAACTTTAGTGCTGGGCGAAAACTTAGACCAAGGAGGTGACGATTCTGGCTCACGTAACGGTACAGGCAAAACGACAATTATTAATGCATTGTCATACGCACTTTACGGCCAAGCACTGACCAACATCAAGCGGAACAATCTTATTAACAAGACTAATTCCAAAGGAATGTTGGTCACCCTACACTTTGAGAAGGGCGGACAAGATTATAGGATTGAGCGCGGACGTTCTCCTAATGTTTTAAAGTTCTATATCAATGATCAAGAACAAGAGATGGTTGACGAAAGTCAAGGTGACAGTCGTAAAACACAAGAATACATTAACGACTTGTTAGAAATGAGTCACGATATGTTTAAACATATTGTTGCTCTAAATACCTACAGCGAACCGTTCTTAAGTATGCGTCAAAATGATCAACGTGCTATTATTGAGCAGTTGTTAGGTATTACAATACTATCTGAAAAGGCAGAAGCATTAAAAGAACACATACGTCAAACTAAAGAAAGTATTACACAAGAAACATTAAAGATTGATGCAATCAATAGTGCTAACGCACACATTGAAGAAACTATTAAAAGTCTTAAGACCAAACAACGTGCATGGAATACTAAAACCCAACAAGATCTTGCAAAATTACAACAAAGTTTAAATGAATTAGAACATTTAGACATCGAAGCAGAGTTAGAATCCCACGAAAAACTGTCTAATTGGACAGAAATGAATAACGCAAAGACGGCTCTTAATAAAGAAAAAAGCACACTAGATGCAGCATTACTACAAGCCGACAAGCGTGTTAAAAAGATTGAAAAAGACGTCTTAGAATTAGATGATGCAACATGTTATACTTGTGGTCAGTCGCTACACGAAGACAAAAAACAAGAAATTTTATCTAGTAAAGCAACAGAATTAGAAGAAGCAATCGCATATCAAACTGATGTTAACGGTAAACTATCTGAAGTAGTAAACGCTATTAATGACATTGGCGATATTAATGGCAAGCCTAATACATTTTACGAAACTGCTAAAGAAGCATACGATCATAGAAACAATGTAGACAATTTAAAGTCAGCCGTTTCTAATAAAGAACAAGAAGAAGATCCTTATCAAAGTCAAATTGACGATCTTGAAAAAGAAGCAATTCAAGAAATTGACTGGGGTCCTGTTAACGAATTAACAAGTGTAAAAGAACATCAAGAATTTTTGTTAAAACTTCTAACAAACAAAGATAGTTTTATTCGTAAAAAAATTATTGATCAAAACTTAGCATACCTAAACAATCGACTTACATACTATCTTGATAAATTAGGCTTGCCGCATCAAGTACAATTTCAAAATGATCTAGCAGTAGAAATTACACAACTAGGTCAAGACTTAGACTTTGATAACTTGTCAAGAGGCGAACGTAATAGATTAATTTTAGGATTAAGTTTTGCATTCCGCGATGTTTGGGAATCACTATATCAACAGATTAATTTATTGTTTATTGACGAGTTGATTGATAGTGGTATGGATACTGCTGGTGTTGAAAATTCACTAAGTGTCCTTAAGAAAATGACTAGAGAGCGAGATAAGAATGTATTCCTTATCTCACATAAAGACGAACTTGTAGGTAGAGTTAATCATATTTTAAAAGTTGTAAAAGAAAATGGTTTTACTAGTTACGAGAATGACATTGAAGTTGTAGAATGATAGACGACGATACACATGACAAGCTGACAAAAGCCTACATGGAGTATTTTAAGGCAAACGAGGCGTATGAGTCACGCAAGTCGCATAGAACACACGCAAGCAGTAGACGCTGGTTGCGTAAAATTCGTGAACTTGCTTATCAGCGTATGGCTGAGATACACGAAGACTATACCGCCAAGAAAGAGGCTGAGAAAAAAGGCACACAATAAGTAAGTTCATGCAGTGGACTTATGAAGGCAAAGTAATAGATAAAATACCAGACGAGTATGAAGGCTTTGTATATCTCATAACCAATCTTAAAACTGGGCAAAAATACATAGGCAAAAAATTAGCCAAATTTAAAACTACTAAGCCACCTCTCAAAGGCAAAAAGAACAAACGCAGAGGCTACAAGGAAAGCGACTGGAAGGACTATTGGGGTTCATCTGATAGACTAAATGCAGACGTTAAGGCACTAGGCCCAAAAAACTTCACAAGAGAAATATTATATCTTTGCAAAGGCAGAGGCGAAATGTCCTACATTGAGGCAAGAGAGCAATTTGACCGCCGTGTATTAGAGAGCGACGAGTATTACAATGGAATTATTAATGTTAGAGTTGGCGGTTCCGATAAATTGCGCAAGGCATTGCTAGAACATACAATCAAGGCAAAACAATCCAACACATAAGGTTAGCGGGCCAGTTTGAAAATACCGCTGTGGAAAAAGCATCCGTATAGGAGCACACGTAACATGCTGAGCGGCATCCGGTAGTAGGGTGTTTGATTGGCATAGACTGATTGTTGGCTGTCGAAAAACTGCACATT